AAGTCCGGTGGGTGCGCTGCCTCCAGTGAAGTTATCTTCTTGGAAGATTTGTACGCGGCTCACACCGGTCGAACGAACAATGTCAACCGTAAGGTCGCCAGTGCTACCAGGGTTGCACTTGAAGCAGCGGATGTTGGACGAGCGATCGAGACCAGGACCTGCACCTTCGTTGGTGATATCAGACCCAGTGCTAACGGAGAAGGTGGTACGAGTACCCTTAACAGTGCGTTCTGCCATGGTGCTTAGGAGATTTGCCCGATAGTGGAGAAATTAAATTTGATATCGGCATCGATGCCGTGATCTTTGAGAACGCCTAGGAACATTTGCTTGTCCATGGCCTTTTGATGGAGCATCTCGATGAAGGCCTCTTCGAGCTCGTCACGATCCATTGCTTGAATGGCAATTGATGCTGCGTGGATCTGAAATTCCACGTCCACTGGAAGCCCTAATGCATCCATGGTAATTCTCAACCTTAAAGGTATCCTAACAGCGCTGAATTAACTAGCAACTGGAGCTAGTCTTCGTCTTCGTAGCCAAGACCAGCGGTCTGTTTTTCGAGCTTCATCTTAGGGAGTCCAGTCTTCTCGTCAATATCTTCCGGGCGCAGCACTCCTGCGTTTTCCTCGATATACCTCGCCAAGAACTCGTCGGCTGGGTTGTCGATGTCCATCATCTGAGAAACCTTTCAGGGAATAGTTGCCTATACCAAGTGCTCCACTGAAAAGCAAAGCAAATGTTAAGGCGCAGAACTCCACTGTCATGTAAGTGTTCTATCAATATATTGTACGTGAGGTCTGTCGTAAAAAACCTTGGATCAGGTACTCATAGAGCACTTCATGAAGGGTGCTATCAGTGGCGTCAGCAAGACCCAACTACTCCGTACTTACGAGAAAGACTACGGCTGGACCAAAGAAGAGGTCAATCAAGCGCTTGAGTTCTCGGAATTCAAGTCCAGGCCTGATCGCATCGACTACAAATACTTCTACAACCTACCCATAAAAGATAAGGCAGAACGTATAAAGTTCCCCTTCACGCAGATGTATAAACGTGAAGACTTCTTATCAGAAGAAGAGTGTGAAAAGCTGATTGATTACATCGATCAAGGCCTGAAACCGTCAACCGTATCCGATCTCCGGGACACAGGTAAGGTATCAGACTACAGGACAAGTAGCACAGCAAACCTACACTACTTTGATGATAATTACTACCTATATATCGATAAGAAGATCACTGAGTTTATGGGTCTCGATCCATTTTTAGGGGAGTCGCTCCAAGCTCAGAAGTACCTACCAACCCAATACTACAAGGAACACTGGGACTTCTTTGATCCCTTTACCAAAGAGTACAAAGTTTATTGCGAATGGATGGGCCAGCGAACCTGGACCGTCATGATCTACCTCAATGACGTCGCCTCTGGAGGGGAAACCTACTTCAAGTACTTAAAGAAGACCTTCCAGCCGAAGCGCGGGATGCTTTTGGCCTGGAATAACCTTTACAAAAACGGAATACCAAACTACAAAACGATGCACGAGGCACTGCCCCCGGTCAGCCATGACAAGTACATCCTCACCAAGTGGTTCAGAAGCTGGCCGCTTATCTAGCCCTTCTTTCCTTTCCGAGCTTTCTGCTGCATGGCCAAAGCGATAGCCAAGGCCTGCTTCCTGCTAGTGACTTTCTTGCCGCTGCTTGACTTGAGTTCACCTTCTTTGAACTCAGACATCACCTTCTTTACTTTATCTTCCATCTTGGGTCACCATTTAACTTTGTGGCTCCAGTAGCGAGCCGACATCTTGTCAGGATCAGCGTCCTGGGCATCATGCCTTGCGTAGTAAGAAGCCTTGCGGGCTTTCTCTTTTGCAGTCTTGGGGTTCTTGCCAGCGCCTTCCACGCCCTGCTGCCCAAAGCGAATGATCTTCTCCTCACCGTCCTCACATGCTTTAACCACATGAGACTTGGTCTTGTGGTCAGGCGTGCGACGAGGCTTGTTGCACTTCATCCGCTCTTTAGCGAGTGCCTTAGCTTTGGCGCGGTCAGCCATATCAGACCTTCAGAACGCCTCGGTCGACCTTGCCGACAATGTCATTACGGACTTCGCCCTTAAGAGCAGCATCGCCAGCTCCAGGGACACGCTCTTCTTTGAGTTTTTCTAGGTAACCCTGGAGAAAAGCACCAGAATCACGCTGCGATCCAGCTGATGAAGAGGTCATTGTCGATATAAGGGTGGGCGTTTTCTGTGCCCGTTAATTTTATTGAGCTTGTCTTTTGATCAAGCCATAACTTGATTTTATCAAACCTTTCTTTTGTGAAATGATCGTTAGTCTCTGTGTACCAATTTTCAAGCAAGCTGGAGCCTTTGGAACGGTTGCAGCCACTGCAGCAGCAACACATATTCGATCTAACGTTGTGCCCGCCTTTGTGTTTCGGGAGAATGTGGTCAATCGTTGCAGTGTCAGGAGTCAGATCCTTTTCGCAGTAAGCACATTTCCAGTCCCAAGCTTCGAAGATGTAATGCCTAAATTTCTTTCGGGCATGTTTCGGGCTTAGAACAATGAGGTTGATTAAAAGATCTTGCTCGCAATGAAACACTTTTGGTATTCCAGCCTTGTCAAAACTGTAGGCTGCACACACTTGTATTTTTAGCTAAGCTCTGCGCCAAGGGAGCGTGGCGGAATCGGTAGACGCACCAGATTTAAAATCTGTCGGCCACTGTGGCTGTGAGGGTTCAAGTCCCTCCGCTCCCATCAATCAGTCAACCCGATCTGCTCGAAGTCATCGTGAGCAGGGTCGTAATCCGACTCCTCAAGCAGCTTCAATACGTAAAAATGAAGCCTTTCTGAGACCCACTTAAGGTCTTCATCGGAGACATCCTGGATGATCGCATCGAGCCGCAGCTCACGAGACGGAGGGTTGAGGTGTTCTGAGATCAAACAGAGCGCTTTGTACCGGCCATGGTTCAAGTCACTCAGCATGTCAGATACCCGCAATCTCTAGGTTTCCATCGGATTGCTTGGCCTCTTCTTCTGTGCGCTGCTTAAGGATTGCCACGCATTCGAGGGCTCCGGTCACCTTCAAATACAGCTCCTTGTCACGCATGAGTGCCTCTTCAGTGGCACGAATACGGTCTGCCAGTTCTTGCTGTTGAGCGCGGAGCTGCTCTTCAGTATCCAAGAGGATCTTATCCATTAGCCGGAAAAACTTCGAACCAACTATAGCTTAATTTTCTTTAAAGTTAACCCAACCGACACCGCTGGCGCCCCCACCACGGAACAACCTGTTTTCGATCTCTGAGCGGCTGTAGAGGATCGACTCGCCACTTTCACGCGACTCCGAGGCCCAGAACCCATTCACCAGGTCAAGGCGCCCGCAGGGGTCATGACAGAGCCAATGCGTGGGGGTGTAGCCGTGGATCAAGACGTAATAGTTGAAGCCATAAGGAGTCTTCTGCGTTCCCCTGTAGGCAACCTGAAGAACTGCTGGGATGCCTGCATCGATCGCGTCCTGGACTTCTAGTGGTCCAATGCTGCTGCTAAATGCAAACGTCAGTCCCCTTTCAACGAAAGCATGACGGTGGTCAGCCCGGAAAGAGCCGTCACCGTGCTTAGATAACATCTCTAAATAATCTTCATAGCTTTCAATATTGCCTATACCTAAGTAGATGAGGACCGCCGAAAGAGTGCAGACCAAAGAGTGACGTACGTTATCTCTATCGGCTTCTATGTGCTGGAAGTAAGGGACGTTGGGTAGGTAGCGAAGATCTCCTTCCTGAACATACGGCGTAACAACTTCTTCATCTTCTGGGCAGCTCCAGTGGCTCTTCTCAATCCACCAGACACCAAGACCTGTTCCAATCTTTAAGAAGCCATCGACCTCATAAAGAAAGGTGCAACTTGGGCAGAACCAGCCTTGACTGATGCTGGCTTCACCTTCTGTGACTCCAGGAGCTACCAGTAGGCTCGTATCGCAAACTGCGCGGATGCTAAATACGTCGCCTACTTTCTTTGGGTTCACTTAATGATCGGTGGTTCGTCCTTCGGCTCGATGATAGGTGGTTTCTTCTCGGTTTTCTTGCCGTCTTCCTTGCGGCTGATTCCGTAGACTGCCAGAACAGACGTCACCAAAGACGAGATGAAAGCCGCGTCGATCTTGATCTGCCCCATGTAGCTGGCAGTCAACATCGCCAAGGCCCAGGAGAGAACACCTGCAGGCACTAAGGTCGCAAGTAAATCCCTAAGAGAAAATTGAGATTCTTCATCTTTCATGTGAACATTTTAAACTAAATGTGCCTCTACTAATATCAAAGTAAGAACGAGAATTTACCATGCGGCGTTTGTTAGTTATTCTCGCATTTGCGGGGGCGCCTGCATATGCCGATATCACACATAAACTTCAAAGCTCAGTCCAACTTACCGTTGATGCTGCTGCAACAAATGTAAGCAGGATCGGCAATTCATATAGTGTATCTGGCTCAGGGATTGACACCACAGACGGAACCACATCCGGTTCGGTTGGTTCCTTAGCTATCACCACTGGTGTTTCCGCAGGTCCTTCTATCACCGCGACTCAGGCAACCAGCGGCAACACTTTCAGCTTCTCTCAATCCTATACGCAGGGCGATGCGATTCCCACCGCAGCCGTGACGACAGGTGATGTCGCTAACTTCTCCGACATCACCTCAACCTCTGCAGGTACTGCAGGAACCTTGGCTGGAACAATTACCTCTGCAGGCGCTGTCAGCGTGACCGCAGGTGGGGCCGGAACCAGTGCAACCGGGCAATACGTTAGCGAGATCACTGTTAGATAAATGGATCGCCTCCATGAAGGCATAGGTCTAGGTTTAGTCCTTGGCATCCTTCATGGAGTGCTGCAGCCGAGTGCTGCTGTCCCGGTGGTGCCGAACTTCACGCAAGGAAGTCTTACCTCGAAGACAGAGACGACATCTGTCGTTACTGAGGTGATAAATTCTATGGATTACAACACAGGATACCAATATTCTGTGACAGGCACTAATATAAAGCACACAGGCGATAGCATCGCGCCAGGTACGACTGCCGGTGCCAGCAATACCATCAACGGTGTCACGAGCACATGGACAACACTGGATGGGGCGAACAAACCAAGCTGGACGATCGTAGATCAGGGTCAGGGTTTCCAGTTCACGGAGACTCTTCGAGGCCCCGGCCTCTCGAATCAAACGATTATCAACAGAACGACGGAAATACGCAGCGTTACAGAAAGTACCTCTATCTTTTCTCAGTAGGTGTACTATCTCTACTTAATACTCCTGCGTTGGCTGGGGATGTCGGTGGGGTTAGTGCTACTGCTAATCCTATTGCAAATAGTAGTGGGAGCGTAACAAATCAAGCTATTCAGGTATTGCAAGGTCCGTACATTACTAATACATATGGCGGAGGAATCCAGTGTCAAGGGCCGACACTAAATGTAACTCCATTCATGACACGCACTGGGTCTTTCCAGACTCCTTATGAAGATTATTACAACGATCCTGTCTATGACACCAGTGATTTGAATGATGATGGTGTCATCGATAATCCCGGTAAGGTCTTGTACTACAAACCTGTGAGAACAGGGCAAAAGAGTAACTACAGCTGGAATGGGGGTCTCTCGGCTACCCTTTCTATCCCTCTTGACGGTGGTCTTCAGTCGAGATGTAAGCGTGCTGTAGAGGCTCAAATTGCACTGCAAGAGCAAACACTTGCTAATCGACGCCTTGATTTTGAGATTGCCAGATTAAAAAATTGCGGTGAGTTAGCTAAGGCTGGTATCACTTTCCGTCCCGGATCGCAATTTGCAAAAGTATGCGCTGACATTGTGGTGAAGATGCCAGGGGAAACGATTGCTCCTCATGTTCATCCTATTTCTTTAAGGCCCGCCTCAACTGACGAAGTGCACGGTTCCGGTCACGCTGAGCAAGACGTCTCTCTTGAAGTGATTCCATTTTCTGGGGCTTCCCACGCAAGGCAGCAATCTTCTTCATCGTCTTCTTCACTGCAGGCTTCACCAGCTTTAGAAGCAAGTCGGCAAGCGGCTTTGCTAGGAGGGCCGCTGAGGTCGCAACCACAGCAATAGAAGCTGTCGTCGTAACCTGTTCGGGAGCCGGAAGATAATCAGTCAGCTTTAGTTCTGTTTTTGTTGTCTCTACAGGTGCAGCCGGCTTCTTTACCTCTATCTGCTCGGGCTTCCTGTCCTCAGGTGGGGTTTCAGATCGTGTTCCTGGTATTGGCGCCGGATTAGGTATCTCTGGAGTGCTTTCGGGCTTCGGATTGTCCTCTTTATAGGGAGGGACCGGCGCTTCAGTCGTAAGGATTAGGTCCTCTGGGGCGTAGTCCAGGGGCGTAAAAGATGGTGCGTTTGCATCGCAGTAAGTTCTGACCCCATTTGGGTCATCGGCTGTGATGGTATTTGACTTGCCCGACTGTGGATGAGTCTTTATGCAGCCTGGTAAAAGCACTACAGGCTTGCTCAGATTTACCGTCACGGGGACCTGAATGGCATTCACCACAGGAGGTGCAACCATCCAGCTATGGATTTGGATGGGTTTAATGCTGTTGATACCTACATCAGGTATGTCAGCCATTACCCCATGGGAATTGCGGGACCAGTCTGCTTGGGGAGCACATTGAGCTGTTGATCGTGCTGCTTCTGCATTTCGGGTTTGATTTTGTCGGAGAACATGGAGTCCATGTTTCCGGTCAAGGCTTTCGTCTGCTTGCCAAGCTGGTCCGTCAGCTGTCCACTGATGGTTTTGATCAGTGCATCCTTTTGCTGCTGGATGATCGCGTCTTTATTCACAAAGACGTAACCAATCAGGAGATTGGGAAACAGTGCAAGGACTGTGATAAGGATTTTGAAGATCATCAGTCGTCAGCAGGAAGCGGTTCGTTGCCTTCTGCTAGCCAGGCAAGGTACTCCTGGTAGTCGGTGTTGCCAGGATCTAAGGGGATAAATGCGTCATCCGAAATCCGGTGAATAGAAGAAAGTTCTCCCATCAGGTTGTTAATTAGTTTGTACATTTTTTACAACTCCGCACTTGCAGTGTAAACAGTTGCTGTACTATAACCATACACGTTTGTTGCCGCTCCAGAAGTCCATCCTGAAGCACTATAACCTGAAGCTTTAAATCTAAAGCCGTAAGTAGTTATTGACAAAGCCTCATGACTTCCTATTGTTGAAGGTGTGCCACCGCCTGTAGTAAGGAAGGCTACATTGCCTGCACTACTTCCCGCAGTTGCAAGTGTTATTGTCGGTGCCGCTCTCATTTCATTTACAAATGCTAGACCAGTATTAGCACCACTAGAGCTAGTGACACAGGCAGTGACAAATTCTTCATTTCTTATGCAAACTTGGAAATACCGCTGACACCTCGCCAGCTCATCGCCGTAGCTCCGGTGTTCAAACGGTGTGGCGACGGATCCGACTTCTAATTGGACGCCGGTAACGTCAAAGGTGGCGTCGGTG